TATGTCCAATTAACCCCATCATGTTCGTCTGCGTAAACCCATTCAATGAGTTCTTCACTACTGGGAGTTAATCGGTTACATAAAATTTTATTTTTTGCTTGCTCTTCTGATTCAGCTTCAACAAAATATTCATAACTTACTGTTTGAAAGATTTGGAATGTTTTCATGTCTAACCTCTTAAAGTGGTTTCAATAATGTGCATATTGCGAATGTCGTTTTCTATTGCTGATTTCTCAGCCTCTTTGCGGGTGCGGTAGGCGGAAACGAATTCCCCATCTTCTAGCAAAATGTAAATAGTCATGGTCTAGATCCTTCCTTGTAAAGCTGTAATGCTTTGTCCATTGGTAGAAAATTAAGAATCACTTCAGCTTTTAGGTTCTTGATTAGTTCATCATTGCCTTTTGCTAGAGTGGCTTTGAAAGTAATGGCATCCATGCGCTTGGTTTCCCACACTTGTTTATCCCGCATAAAAAGAATCTTTGTCTTCAATGCTTTCTTTAGATCCTTGCCATGTAGGTAGTCATCCATTAGTTCACCGAAGATAGTTTCTGCGGATTGCGGGCATTCAAATTCTTTGCCCGTCTGCGGATCTATAAAGCCCAACTTGCGAACTGGCAAAGTTTTAGCGTATTGGTTTATGCGTGTCTCTACTTCGTAGGGATATATGTTGTCGCATCCACCTTTCCCGCCATTGTTTACAGTCCCCACCTTTTTGCCGTCAATGTAGATCGTTGCCTCGTAGCAGTTAGTTTCTTCACTTGCAAACTCTGAATACTTGATGTTTTTTAATTCGATTTTCATTCTTGGATCTCCTTCACTTCTTCGTTTTCCTCTTCATCTTCGGGCGGTTCAATGCCGAACATTTCCCGTATGTCGGTCGGTATTCTTTCGTAACTGGTTGCGCTAAATTCGTGGTCTTCACCATCTTTAAACTCTCCCCAAAAACCGATACCACCTTCAAAGTAATAGGCTTCGATCTTGAAACCCATGTCCACTAATTTGTAATAAGCATTTACAGGGGGCGACCATGCGGAATCAAAGTAAACATGGAAGCTGTTATCGCTGAGAATGGTTGGCTCGTTGTCGTAGTCTTGGCTCTTGCCGATATCCCACTTAGTTCCCCATTCGTTTACGCAATAGTCCCACCATGTTGCGTATCCGTATTGCTCTACATTGCGCCTCTGCTTTTCTTCCAGTTCCTTCTGATCATTACCACCTAAAAAACCTTTGATGGTTTCTTTTAGGTCGAATGGCACAGGGATAAATTCATCTAAAAATCTGCCAGTATTCCAAGCATTTATTGCTCGGTCGATCATGGCTTTGTCGGGATGGGAAATAGTTAATTCGTTGTTGCACCAATTTGGCATGATGGTTTCTCCTTAAATAGTTGCGGGTTGGTTGTAAAAATCAATGGCTTGATATCTGAGTTCTTGCCATGTGTCTAGGTCACTAAAAACCCTTTCGTGCTGTTCCTTAGTGGCTTTTTGCGTGGCTTTGCGTGATTCGCTGATTAGCGTTTTATTGAAGTCGGAGAATGGTTTGTGTGAAGTCCACCCATTTGTTTCCAACTTGGCTACTTGTGCCGTGGTGACTAGGTTTCCCGAAAATCTTTTGGTCGTGTGAATGATCAAAACCAAATCGTCTGTTAGATCGATCTGCGATTCGCAAGCCCAGTTCCCCCGTGGGTTTTTAAATAGTTTCATTGTTAATATCCTTCTGAATAATCTTCTAAACTGGTAACTAATCCATCAAAATCTTCTGATTGCCCTAGCAAATCTGCCAGTGTTAGCACAATCGTGCGGTCGTATTCTTCACAAAGCGATTCCAAATAGTCTTTGCGATCTCTGAAGCCGTTGGCTTGGTATGCGTTCATTTTGTTTACCTTTCTAGGTGTTAGTGGGAAGGGAAATATATCAGGTATATTGTGGGTTGTGGTAATCGTTTCCAATTTTATTTTTCTATCGGTTTTTTCCTTCTGATAGCGTATGACTTGGGCGGTTTCGTGCCTCTTTTCTGCCAGTTTCTATCAGTTGGCGGGCTTCGGTTCTATCGTCTAGGCTCTCAGCTTCTAGCATGGTGCGGAGGGATTGGGCGGGGGTTCTTCCTAGTTCGTAGGAATAACCCGCATTTATGTATTGTGCGGGTGCGTGGTTCATTGTGTGGATTCCTTCAATACCTGATACATATTCCATCCGCAAGTGACAACGCTTTCACCTTTGGTCAATAGTTCTTCGATCATGGATTTATCAAAGCTGTGCCATCCTTCCCAGTTGGCGGGGTATCGGCATACCTCCCGCCATCCCGTATTATCTTTGCGGGCGTGGTAGGCGATCATTGGGTTATTGTTCATGGTTTACCTTTCAAAATAGGGGGCGGGTTGTGTCTTTAGGGGCGGGGCTAGGCGAGTGTGTAAGGGTGAAGGCTTGTGCCTCGTCTGCTTGAAAATGGTCTACATCTGAGCGGGGCATAAATGCCAGTTCGGTAGAGTCCCAGTAAAAAGAGTGCGGTTGCATCTTGAATTCTTTGGCTACTGCTAGGGCTTCAAAAGCTGTTTTTTTGTAGTCGCAAAGGGGCGAACCCTGACAAATAATTGTCCACTTTTCACCACTTCCCGATAGATACACTTCGGGGTCGTTGTCTAGTTGTAATTTCATGCTATGTTTTCCTGTGAATGAATGATGATGGGACTGGGGAAACCCTTAACCCTTACGCTGTAAGAATTCGGGGCTGTGCGGGTGATCTGATAGTCTGCGGGCTTGTTGCGGTAACTGCGAAGCATACGGGCTGTGCGCTGTCGGTCATCTACTGCAACCCTTTCGGGTTCGTGTTCAAAATAGAATAAAAATTGCGGTTTCATGCTGTAAGTTCCTCTTCTGTAAGGGTGTAGGGTATTTGGTTCAAGGTCTGCAAAACCTCGGCTAGTTGCATTTGTTCTTTTTCCACCTTTTGAAGTTTCCAAGTAATTGCATTGTGATAATGCTCGAATTCGTTAAAGGTTTCAAACCACCAAAAAAACCCTTTATTAGCTTTTTCTGTGCTTGTAAAACATTGGTCTAGGTCGGGGCGATAGACCACAGTTCCAAAAATGTCGAAAAGAACAGCCCGAAAGCCCCGTTTTGTGTTGTTGTGGTCTAGGCTTAGTGATTCGACAATCTTAAAAAAAGCCCCGTTTGTTACTGGCAAAGCCGAGACAATGCGAGAGTTAAAGTAGCGAAGCGTAGAGGGTTCGACATAATGGGTGCGACCTTCTAGGTTTTTTTGTGCCGATTCTTTCGGGTTGTAATGCCAACTCGTTTTGTAAAGTTCGGGCAAATGGTCTGCGTCACCTAAAATTTTGGATAGTAATTGCATGGTGTTTAGTCCTTGTGGATAGTTACTTGATGGGCGAAATAGAATGAAGCGATCAGGCTAAACCCGATTAAAACAAGGGCTTGCAAGCCCGTAAAAGCGTGATAGATAAACCCAAAAAAAGTTAATGGGAATAAATACAGCGAAGCGACTAGGGCGATCCCGTTTAATAGTTTCATGGTTTAGATTCCTTGCAGTTGGTGGGTTTCTTGAATTACTTCAAAGCCTAATGCTTTGATGGTTTTAAGGGCTTGAATGGTTAGCGTGGTAGTTCCCGCAAGCTGTGCCAGTAGTCGGGATTGTTCGCACACGGGGTATGCGACTGTATTGCCGTAGACCTGTTTTATTTTGACTGTGATGGTTTTCATGCTGTGCCTTTCATTAAAAAGTCTTTAAAGTTGTAAATCTTGCCGTTTACCTTCAAGCGGGTAAATTTTTGGTTTTCTAGGTAAACAATGGCTTTTTCTAAAAGGCTTTGTAGGTCGGCTTTGTGTCCTAAAAAGTCTTGTAGTTGGTTGCGTCTGTAAATTACTGCCACACAAATGCCAGTAGTTCCAAGCGGGGTGTAAATTAGTAATGTTGCTGTTTTCATGCTTTCCCTTCCAGTTGGTTTTTTAAATAGCTGAGTTGTTGCCCGATTCCCATTCCCGCAAGTGGGCGATTTGCGTGGGTGAAGATTTGCGCTAGTGGCTCGGCATACAGCCCGCCCGCTAGGAAGGTGACGGGGCTGTCAGTCAGTCCCGCCCGTTTGATTTGTTGGGCGGTTTTAATTGCCCATGAGGTTCGCTGTGCCTTGGTCATGCCACCTAAATAAATGTCATAAGGTGCGATCTTTTCTTCGGGGCGAACTAACCCATGCAAAGCCGAGAGAATCCAATAATCTGCGCCTGTCTTTTCTGCCAGTTGGCGAGAGAATTTGAAGGCTTGACCCTGATACAAATCACGGGCTTGCGTGGGCATAGTGCCTTTTTTGCTACTGCAAGCGATTAAGTAAATCATGCGAAGAGTTCCGCCTGTAAAGTTTCGAGTGGCTCGGCTGTGGTTATCTCTAACCCTAAAGCGAAGCGGGCGAGGTCTTTTTCATGATTGATTAAATACAGTCTGCGTTTGTATTCGGCATTGGTTAGGACATAACCCAAAGGGCGGGGTGCGTCTAATTCCTTTTGCGCTTTTGCCAGTATTCGCTTGCAATATGTTTTCATGGTTTGCCTTTCAAAGTTCGGGTGCGTTTTTCCAAGTGGCTTTGATTTCCTTTGTAGTCGCATAAAAGCCGTGTTGTTTTCTGAGGTCGGGATTGCTTAATATTTCGGTCATGTCTGCCAGTTCGCAGATCTCATAATTGATCGTTATGCAACCTATTTGCTTGGCTGTTAGGGCTTTAATAGCTAGGCGGGCTTGCGTGCGTTTCATTCCCCGATTACATAAAACCCGCACAGCTTGCGCCCTACTAAAGCAGAAGCGAAGCGCATTAGTTCCTTTGTAAGCCGAATGCCCAATTTTGATTACTGTCATAGTTTCCCTTTCGTGGTTGGTAATGTTTCCACCTAAACCCCCCGAAGGGGCTTAGATTGACCCATTCAAATAGTTAGCCAAGTTACGGGGGTCGGTGTTCTGTCGTGGTCTTTATCCCATTGGGGTAAATCTTCCGCCCATTGCATAGAACGGGCAATTTCTTGCCATTGGTCATAAGTCAGGGGAATTGCTCTATTGCCTAAAAGTTTCTCGAATTTGCGTTCAATGGCTTCTAGCAGATTGTTATTTGGCAAGCTGTTTAGACTGATTCCATACTGGGAGACAATTTCATAATCGACAAATAAATATTTTTCGCTTGTCTCGTTCCATGCCTCAGCCTGTTCTAGCGTGAGGTTGTTTAATATCGTCTGCGTTTTCATGTTGTGCCTTTCGTTAGGGGTTTATGTAACTGTTACATGATCGCATCATGTAGCACCTACAACGCAAGTATCGATATATCGGTTGACCCTGTCAAGCAAGCGAAAGTATTAAAAAACGCATTATTTGCCACAATTATTTTTATGGGATTTGCATAACCGATTGATTTTGCCTATTTGTTACCCTAGAATGCGATCATGTTAAACAGCGAAGCGAATCAGTCCATGCACAAATTAACAAGGAAGCAAATAAGGGAAGGACTAGAGCAAGTCCCAATGGCTGACATATTAGGGAAAGCCGTTTCCAGAGAGTTAACCCACAAACAAAAGACATTCGCCCTAGAGTTGGCAAAGGGTAATACTAAAGCGGGTAGCTACCGAGCGGTTTACTCTAAGACTGCTAAACCTAAAACTGCGGGTGATGCGGGTTCTAGGCTTGCCAGAGATCCCCGAATAAGTGCGGAGACAAAAGCCCTCTCCCTTGCATTAGAGGCGCAGAAACATAGAACACCTGAAGCTTTGAGAGCATTGGTCATTCAATCCCTCGTTAGCGTGTTGATTGACCCCGAAGCAAAGCAAGCCACAAAGGTAGCAAGCGCAAAGGTTTTAGGAACTGTGACAGAGGTTTCAGCCTTCACCGAAAGAAGAGAAACGACCATTATTAGATCTAGTGACAATGCCAAAGCAGAACTACTTAAACAGATACGCACAATGTTTAGTGGTAATGTTACCGACATAGAAACCATAGACCCCAACGAACTACTGGCAGAGCTTGCCGATTCCACCCACAGCGAACCCCACCCGACCCCCACCAACCCAAGCCAAAACGGGACTCCCGACCTCGCTAAACATACTATTCCACTCGAACAATCCCAAGATTTTTCCAGTATGGAAGACCCACCCCCCTCTCACAGCGAACCCACCCCCTATGAAAAATAATACAAAAGGGGTAGGGGGGTATATATTTTGAAAACTTTAGAGGGAGAGCAATGGAAACGTTTCCATTGGTCGAAGAAAATAGTATTAAATAGAGGCATGGCTCCTAAGATAAAGGAGTTAAGTTTTGAAGAATGTATGGGAGTGGAAATGAGTCCAGTACAGAATGAGGTATTTTTAATCATTGATGAGTGGTGGAAGAAGTATGGGTTTAGTCCTACTCTTAGGGATATAGGGAATCAGAGGAGTAAGAGTAGCGTGGCTAATACGAAGAAGATTGTGGATAGGTTGTGTGATCTAGGAGTTGTTAAGAGGATTGAGGGGAAGAGGAGTATTCGGCCTGTGTATGTTAATTTTAGGAATATAGAGTAAGACTATGAAGTTGGAAGAGCTGATAGAGAAACTTGATCCTGCGGAGTATGAGTCGTTTATGGATAAGGTGAATGAGTACGCTGGCGCGGTGAAGCGGGAGAAAGCACAGGTCAAGTTTTTGGATTATGTGAAGGAGATGTGGCCGGGTTTTATATCTGGGAGACACCACGCTTTGATGGCTAAGAAGTTTGAGGATATTGCGGAGGGGAAGACTAAGCGGGTGATTATTAATATGCCGCCTCGTCATACGAAGTCGGAGTTTGCTTCTTATTTATTACCGAGCTGGTTCTTGGGGAAGTATCCGCAGAAGAAAGTAATTCAGTGTTCTAACACGGCAGATCTCGCTGTTGGCTTTGGACGTAAGGTGAGGAACTTAGTTGGGAGTGAACAGTACAGTAAAGTATTTCCTAACGTTAATCTCAGACAGGATAGTAAGGCCGCTGGCAGGTGGGCTACCTCTGGAGGAGGCGAGTATTTTGCTATTGGTGTTGGCGGAACAGTGACAGGTAAGGGTGCTGATCTATTGATTATTGACGATCCGCATTCAGAGCAGGAGGCGGCATTGGCGGCTAGTGATCCGTCTGTATACGATAAAGTGTATGAGTGGTATACGTCAGGGCCGAGGCAACGACTTCAGCCGGGTGGTTCTATTGTTATCGTGATGACCCGTTGGGGGGATAGGGATCTTACTGGTCGGGTTATAAAAGATGCGATGGGTAGGGACAAGGGTGAGGAGTGGGAGATCATTGAACTTCCTGCGATCATGCCGAGTGGAAAACCTCTATGGCCTGAGTTCTGGCCGTTGGATCAGTTGGAGGCTTTGAGAGAAGAGTTACCACCGTCTAAGTGGAATGCTCAGTATCAGCAAAGTCCCACGGGTGAAGAGGGTGCTATTGTTAAGAGGGAGTGGTGGAAGGTCTGGGAGAAAGAGGATCCGCCTCCTTGTAAATTTATTATCCAGAGTTGGGACACCGCTTTTACAAAGAATGAGAGAAGTGACTACTCGGCCTGTACGACTTGGGGGGTTTTCTATTTAAACGAAAACGAGAATGATGCAAACATTATTTTGTTGGATGCGTTTAAGAAGAGGATGGAGTTTCCTGAGTTGAAGGAAAAGGCATATAAGAACTATATGGAGTGGGAGCCTGATGCTTTTGTAATTGAAGCTAAAGCGGCGGGATCTCCTTTGATCTTTGAGTTGAGACAGATGGGGATTGTTGTCTCTGAGTACACTCCGAGCAGAGGTAATGATAAGTTTGTGAGGATTAATTCTGTATCTGATTTATTTAGATCTGGCAAAGTATGGTGTCCAGAGACTAGATGGGCGGCTGAATTAGTGGAAGAGATGGCGGCGTTTCCTAATGCGCCGAATGACGATTTGGTGGACTCAAGCACCCAAGCGCTGATAAGATTCAGACAGGGCGGGTTTTTGCGTCTGGAAAGTGACGAGCGAGAAGAGCTAAAGAGCTTTAGACGTAAGCAAGTTTATTATTAAGGATACATATGGCAATCGCTAAAAGTTTGTACGAAGCACCACAAGGATTGGAATCTTTAACAGAACCTGATCTGGAGATTGAAATTGAAAACCCAGACAGCGTTCATATAGGAATGGACGGGCTGGAGATTGAGATAGAGCCTGAGACAGAATCTAAAGATGGTGAAGAGTTTGATTCAAACTTGGCCGAGTTTATGGACGAAGGGGAACTAGAGAAACTAGGATCCGAAGTCGTAGAGTTAGTAGAGGCGGATATCAATTCTCGTAAAGACTGGGTGGAGATGTTAGTCAAGGGACTAGAAGTCCTTGGCATGAAGTATGAAGAGAGAACAGAACCTTGGAATGGAGCCTGTGGTGTTTTCTCAACTATATTGACAGAAGCCGCTGTTAGGTTTCAGTCGGAAACAATTATTGAGACTTTCCCCTCTCACGGCCCCGTGAAGACCGAGATCATCGGAGTTATTAATAAATTAAAAGAAGATGCCGCCGAGCGGGTTAGAACTGATATGAACTATCAGTTAACTGAGGCTATGCCTGAGTATCGTCCAGAGCATGAGCGGATGTTGTTTAACCTCGGCTTATCTGGTAGTGCTTTTAAGAAAGTCTACTTTGATCCATCGCTAAATCGTCAGACCTCTATATATATACCAGCAGAGGATGTAATCATCCCCTATGGATCTAGTGGAGCGAGAACTGCGGAGCGTGTTACCCATGTAATGCGTAAGACAAAGAACGATATCCGTAAATTACAAGCCGCTGGCTTTTACAGAGATGTAGATCTTGGAGAACCAGTTGCTATTCATACTGACGTAGAAAAGAAGAAGGCCGAAGAGCAGGGTTACTCTTTAACTGATGACGATAGATATCAAGTCTATGAAGTACAGATTGATCTGGATATTCCCGGCTATGAGGACGAGGATGAGATCGCTGTTCCTTATATAGTGAGCATAGATGCCGGCACTGGAAAAGTTTTATCTGTTTATCGTAACTGGGATGAAGAAGACGATCTAAGATTAAAGCGTCAGCATATGGTTCAGTATGACTATGTGCCGGGATTTGGTGCTTATGGATTTGGATATATACATTTAATCGGCGGATACGCTAGGGCTGGTACATCACTGATCCGTCAGTTGATTGATGCTGGAACTCTTTCCAATTTGCCGGGTGGATTGAAGTCTAGAGGATTAAGAGTTAAGGGTGACGATACGCCTATCGCCCCCGGAGAGTTTAGAGATGTTGACGTTCCAAGTGGTTCGATTAAAGACAACATCATGGCACTTCCCTATAAGGAGCCAAGTAACGTTCTAGCTACTCTATTAGATAGGATCACTGAAGAGGGAAGACGATTAGGTTCTATTGCTGATATGAAGATCAGCGATATGAGCGCTAACTCTCCTGTGGGAACTACGCTGGCTTTATTGGAGCGACAGTTGAAAACAATGAGTGCGGTGCAAGCCCGTGTTCATTATTCAATGAAGCAAGAGTTCAAGATCTTAAAGAACATCATTCGTGACTACACACCTGATGAGTATGAATACGATCCTGAGAGCGGTAGCAGAAAAGCTAAAAAAGAAGACTATGACATGGTGGACGTTATCCCCGTGTCAGATCCTAATTCCTCTACTATGGCGCAGAGGATCATGCAGTATCAAGCTGTTATTCAGCTGTCTTCTCAAGCGCCACAGATCTATGATTTACCTAATCTACATAGGCAGATGATTGAAGTTCTAGGAATTAAAAACGCTGATAAGTTAGTTCCTGTTAAGGGAGATCAGCAACCAAGAGATCCTATAAGCGAGAACATGGCTTTCTTAAAAGGAGAGCCAACAAAGGCGTTTATCTATCAAGACCACGAAGCGCACATTACGGCGCATCAGTCTTTTATGCAAGATCCCATGATGGCGGCAACTATTGGTCAGAACCCAATGGCACAGCAAATGCAAGCGGCAATCATGGCGCATATTGCAGAACACTTAGCGTTCAACTACAGACAGAAAGTAGAAGAGCAAGTTGGTGTTCCTTTGCCTCCACCAGATGCAGAGTTGCCAGAGGATATCGAAGTCCAACTATCCAGAATGGTTGCACAGGGATCTGCCCAGTTGCTCAAAGAAAACATGGCAAAAGCCCAACAGCAACAAGCCCAGCAACAAGCGCAGGATCCGATCATTCAGATGCAACAACAAGAGTTGCAGATACGGGCAAAAGAAGTTGGCATCAAGGAGCAAAAGGTGCAAGCGGATATTGCGGCAAAGCAGGT